AGGCCAATCCATTGCCTTGACAAACAAGTCGCCTGCAATCTGCATGAGCGCTGGGTTGCCTTGCAGCAGTTGGGCCATTTCTTCCCGTGTTTCTTGCCGTCTGGTGCTGTAGCTTGGGCCGGTGGTCACAACCACATCGTACTTGCCGACATTGGGGTTGTAGATTTTGTCAATCTCAATGCCTTCTTGATTGACAATCCGCTTGACCGGCATCTCTTGGGACGGGTCAATCTTTGCCATCTCAGTATCGCCATCCTCGCCAATGATCCGCGCAATGCGTTGGGTGTCGTAGATTTTGGGGATCATGTCCACCAGTTGCCGAGTCACGTAGCGTATGGCACGGGCTAGGTTGTCTACATAGTGGTAAGTACCAACGTCACCCTCGCGCTGACGGGCAAGAATAGCTTTGCCGCTGCGCTCGTTCCCGCCCATGCCCAGGCTGGCGTTGTACTGCCCAGTTGCGGCTTTAATGTCCTCAGATGCCCCCGATTTGGCTTGCAAAAGGCCAGTAGAGGCCATCGGGGGCTGGGCACGTTGAGGCAGTGGCAGGGTAGCACCAGCGCCATCAGTAACGTCTGGGTTGACCTCAAGGTAGGGCCAGTTGGTGGTGTTGGCAGTCTTCCATTGAGTCTCGTACCCTTCAAACTGCCCACCATAGCCAATGAACGGGGCTTTCGGCGCCAGGGCCAGCATTTCGGCCTCTTGGCTTACCCAGTAGTTATACATCCGCTGGGCGTCCTTGGCGTTTCGCACCAAGCCAGAGACATAAATCTGCCCGTTGACCTCAAACTCATTGCCCACCACCCGCACGATGGGGATGTACTTACCTGCCCAATCGCGCTTTTCCAGCACCTCGTAGCCGTTGCTCTTAACCCAGCAAACCTTCTCTCGCTGCGAAATCCGAGTTTTCAACGGCTTGCCGTAGAGCATCTTCAGTTGCTTGTCATCAGGCGTGTTGTTAAACGCCGTGATGTTGTTAGGGTACAGGTTCAGTGTCTCGGCCTTGTACTCCCGGTAGAAGTACTCCGCAATCCGCACAGTCTCATCGCGCAGCCATTGCTGTAGGTCTTGGTCGCCAATCCCAAGGGACTGCAAGCTACTGATAGGCGCAGCGTCTGGGTACAGGCGCTCGTACTCGTCCTTGGGCACATCGTCCGTGACAAAACACCACCGCGCATCCGCACCGCATGGGTCTTGGATCGCAGGATCCATGTAGACCGAGAATGAGTTGCGAATCCGGCCTATCTTGAGTTCCTGGTCAAAGCTGTTTTCGTCGCAGTATTCGGTCAGTACCCTAATGTAGCCTTCACCATAGGTGACTTGGTTCTCGCAGGCAGTCGCGTAGGCAATGTCAGCGTCACTTATATACTCAATGTGCCGCACTATGCCGTTGAATATCTCTGCCATCTCAGGGTCAGCAACGTCATCCGCTGGTATAACTTTGCCGCTTGGCTTGTTGTACCGCTGGTCGTTGGTGACTTGCCGCACGTGCTGCGGCAACTTGTTAATAGTTAGGCAGGGACGGGCGTTGATGGTCTGCCCTTGCACCGCCCCGCGAGTCGCCAGTACATCAGCAGGCCATTGCCACTGGTTGTCTGGACTACCCGCCATAAACCGCAGGTCGTCAAGTTCATTGCCCCGGCTCTCACTGTAGGCATCCACCGCCATCGTCATGCGAGAGCGCATGGTGGAGAGCATATCGCTGTACTCTACATCGTCACCCCCACCAACATCAGCGACCTTGCCAGCCTTGTTAATGCCGGTGTAGTCAACCATTATTTTGCCTTTTTCTTAACCGCATACGCTATTGCCACGGCCTGTTTGACAGGCTTGCCTGCCTTGACCTCGGCCCTGATATTGGCCTTAAACGCCGCAGGCGTGGGTGACTTTTTGAGTGGCATCACTTTGCTTTCTTAGCCGTCTTAGCCGAATCTTTGAAATCCTTGGCAGTAGGCGCTGCCTTGCTGCCAACTTTGTTCATCTTCTCGCCAGAGCCAGCCTTGATGCGGTCTTGCTTGGCGTTGATGTTGGCATAGAGGCCGGGTTTGCTAGATTTCATGATTTCTTCCTCGCCATAGATTTATGGAGGCTGGGTTCCATCTTCTTTTCCATAGCGGCATAGGCCTGTTTGGTTGGAGCCATTTTCTTTTCAGACGCCTCCATCTTTTTGGACTCGCCTTTGCCAAACGGATTCATTTTTTTTGTAGCCATGATTAGCACTTCCATCGTTTAAGGGCTGCTTTAGCACGTTCGCCATCTTTGGCGTTGGCAGCTACTGCGCCCATTCTTGCACAAAATGAATCCTTGCGGCCCTGATCTGCCTTGGTCTTAGGGTTCGGCGCAGGAGCCTTCAAATTAGAGCCGGTCGCCGCATTGTATACAGCACGGCCCTTGGCAGTCAAACCCGCGCCCTTGGACACCGGCAGCTTCTCGCCACGGCCTACTGATAGAGATACACTTTTTTTCATTCAACTACCCATCCATCCAGTAGACACCGCCGAGTGATCCGAGTACCTGCGAGGCGCTGCTTCCCGGTACTCCCGATGCGCCACAGGGAAAGCAAACGTCACGCATATCGCATCCGCAGCGTCTGGACTAGCTAAACCCCGTGCTTTCATTTCTTTCTTGCTCTCCAAGAAGATCGTACCCCGTGAGTCAGGCTTCATCAAGGGCGAAATTAGGTCTGTTTTCAAAAACCTATCCTGCGGAATACTAGCAGATTTGAGCCAGTCTTTCATGTCACCCCACATCTGCGCCCTCATATTACCGTACATGATCGGGTTTTTGGCCTTGTTCCCAAAGTTTACACCCTTAATCTTGTACCGCTGCTCTTTGAGCCTATCCACAATCCCCGCCCCCAGCCCACCCTCATCAATCACCACCATCGCAGGCTTGTACTCCTCCATTGCCTCAATGATATGCCCCACCACCGTCATCGTATCATCACCCCGGTACTTCTTTATCGCCACAATATCCCGCCCCTGCCGCACCGCAATCACCGTAGCATCAGCCCCAAACCGCGCTGGGTCTACGCCAATGATGATGGGTGCTGAATTGTCCTTGTACTTGGGCCTTTTCATGGCCTCATCGACCGTATTTGATGGGATAAATTGGTCATCCCCCGCACTCGGAAACTCACCATACACCTCAACGTGCGCCTGGGCACTGTCCGGCCCGTACTCTTGGATAATCCGCTCGTAGACTTGTTTGTCCGTCCCCTCCACCGTCCTAGCATCCACCACCTTAGTCACCCAAAAGTCCCGCTTTGAGTGAAATGTCTCATAAAAGTACCCCGTGTTGCGCCGTGGGTTGGAAAACGCCAACCAAAAGCGATTCGGCGTGTTCTCCGTAAAAAATCCACCCGTCACCGCCCAGATGCTGTCGTCAATACCGCTTGCCTCATCAAAAATCACCAGCACACCATCAAAATTGTGTACACCAGCATAAGCATCCGGGTTCTCCGCTGACCACAGCCGCCCCTCCACACCCCAATACCTCGTACCCTTCTTCAAATCCCGTTCCACCAGTTCTGTCAACCACTTTGCAGGCGTCACACGAGTGGCTGAGACTTCAAACCAGTGACTGTTAATAGACATTGCCAACCACTTGGTAATCTCAGCCCAAGTAATTGATCGCAACTGGTTCTCACTGTTCGCCGATATGATAGTTGTTGAGCCAATCCTAGTGGACAGCATCCATATCGTCAGCCATGACACCAAGGCCGACTTACCAATACCCCGACCGCTTGATACTGCTTCTTGGAGTACGGCAAAGTCGATAACGCCTTTGTTATTTTTAATGTGTACGGCAATATCATTCAGTACATCCCTCTGCCATTTTCTTGGGCCAGAGAAATGCTCCAGCGGCGTACCCTTTTGACCCCAGGGAAACAAATACAAAACAAACGCCAGTGGGTTATCTTTAAGCGATGGAACCCATAGCCTTGCCATGAGTTCCTGCTCGTCTTCAGGTTGGTAGATAGTCGATTGCATTTATGACGCGCATCTCTGCTTGTTCTAGTGCCTGGGTAATGGAGATGCGTTGGTTGACTTCAACCGATATAGCCTGCTTGGCAACCCAGCCGTGTTGATGCTTGAGTATCTCTAGCGCGGCTTTGGCGTCCCCGTTACGCGCTGCGTTGTGCAGTATCTCGGCCATCTCGCGTTCGCCGTCGGCTTTGCCCTTGAGCGCAGCCATGCCGACAACCGGGTCAAAGTTGCACAGCGTCAGGTACTCTTGCGGCAGCATACCGGCTGCAAGCGCCAGTGTCTCGCCATGCAAGCCTAACCGGGCTGCTTCGTACACCGATTGCAAGCGCGACTCAGTCGCCTTGAGCGTCCTAATAGATAACGGCAGTGACATCATGTTCTGTTTTATACCATAAAAATAAAAATTGTTTGCGAACGCTCCGTAGCTGTGGCCCTAACCGCTCGGCCCTGCCACCCCCACCCCTAGGT